ATAATATATAATTAATTAATGGTTTTTATTTTGGTTCAAATTGTTCTAAGCCAAATCCACCTAATGTATCAAATCCTGCTGATTCAAAGTTTTTTGGCAAAGTATCATTTTTTCTTTGGTCTATTAATTCGCTTTGTTGAGTTCCAGTCATTTTGATACGCTTATCTTTTCTATCTTCAATGCTATCAATAGTTTCTTTTTCTGCTTTAGCTCTTGCTTGAGCTAATTGTATTTGATACTGAAACTCTTGCGCCATTAACTCTTTTTTAATTTGGGCCTCTGTTTGTAATCTTTGAATTTCAAACTGCGATTTAGCCTGCTCTATATTAACTTTTTCTTGTGTAAGAGCTTGTTGTTTTTGGACTTCAGCAAGAGCAGCTTGTTCAGAAGCTTTAGCATTTGCTTGGGCTTGGGCTTCAATATTAGCCATTTGAACTTGTTGGGCTTTTTCAGCTCTTTTCCTTTTCTTAAGTTTTAATAATTCATTAGCTAACTTAAGATTTTTAATTTGGCGAATATCAATAGCATCGTCTAAATCAATACCGCCAGATTGTAAAGCTATTTGAATATTTTGCTCTAACTGTGCTTTTTCTTCTTCATCTGGCTCTAACTGTAAATAAATACCAAAATCGTGAAGATTAAGTTTTTCTATTTCTTTTAAAACTTCTACATTAAAAGTTGAAATACTTTCTATTAATGATTTTTTAGTTAATGGGAAGTTTAATACATCTGCTATTTTTAAAGAAACGTTTTCACAGGTTCTAATTGTTAAATAATTGCTTGCTTGATTTATGTGTCTTGTAGCAACATTAGATGCGTTAGCGGCCATTTTTTGTAGTCCTAATAAAGCATCTTTATCTGGGTTACTACCATCTCTTGCTTCGTTTAGTCCAGTCACATCGCGTATCATTTGTAAATAATATTGATACGTTTGTATGAGTGATTGAATTTTAGCTTGCCCAGATGACGATGTTAGCTCTTGTACTGGAACTTTACCTCTGTTTAAATCACCATCTTGTGTAAGAGAACGTCCAACAATACTACCAGTTTGAAAATACATATTTAAAGCCTCCGCTGGGTTATATGTAGTTCCATTACCAAGATCAACCTCGGCCAAACCATCCATATCTAAAAATACACCATCTGGTATAACTCTAGACATAACTTGCTGCAGCTTTAAATGTGTTAATTGAATCATATCGGCAAAACCAGTTATTCTACTTACCAATGAATCAATTCTACCTTTATACATTCTAGGAGCACATATGTTGTAGTTCATACAAACTTTAGTTGTATCTGCCTGTGGTCTTGTCATATTTTCAGCAAGCTCCCACTTTAACATAGTATTTGTCCCCATTACTTTAGCGCCAGAGTATAAAACCTCAATAGTTCTATAAACTTTATCAAAGTTTTTGTTTTCAGGCGGATTAAAACTGTCGTCTTTTTGTAATGCTTTTTCTAAACCAGTATCTGTTTTCTTTATTTTAAACACTTGATTCATATACGTTTTATATTCAAAGTATAAAACTTGAACGGTGTTTTCATCGTAATTACCCCAACCAGTTATGTATTGACGATTGCCAGGCATTTGCTGTATTTCATATAACTCTTGCTCTGACAAACTTGGAAATTCTTTTTTAAGTTCGGGTATTGTAATAGCCTTTACTTCACCAACATAGTAAATATCTTCAAAGTTTGGATCTTCCGTATATGAATATACCATATAAGCTGGATCAACATAATCTATTTTAATACCATTAGAAGGATTAAAACTTGTTTTAACAGCACCAATTCCTAAAACTGTTAAATCATAATTTAATCTTTTACGAACTTCATCGTATTTGTTTTTATCCAATATATTGTTAATGGCCTCTTCTTCAGCAATTTCAATAGACTGCTTATAAGAAAGCTGCATATGTAACTCTAGCTCTTCTTTAGACTCAGGTAATTGATCTGCTGGAATATTAGTTCTTGAAAAATTTTGACCATTTGTTTGTCGAATCATCTGTATGGCTTCTTGTCCATACATATCAATCATTAGGTCATTAGCGTATTGTATTTTCTTTTTTAAAGATTCAGGGTCTTGAGCTGAAGCTTTAATGTCATATGTTTTTTGAGATATTCCATTTACTACAATATCTACAAACTTAGAAATAACAGGTACAGGTTTCCAGTCTAAATTAAGATAAGATAAATCACCATTAATAGACAACTCATCTTTGTATTTTTGTACAGATTGTTCTCCTCTAGCATATAATCTTAACTGATGAAAGTTATTCCAGTTAGTTTGATAACGGTTTTGATTTGTTCTTCCTTGATCAAACCATTCTTGCTCAATTGCTCTAGACACTTGTAAGCCATACTCTACGCTGGCTTTTTCTGCATCACTAACAACTTGGCTAGGAAAAGAACTATTAGTATTTGTGTATACTTTCATTTATTCTATTATTTTAGACACAAGACCCTTGTTGTCATATCTTTTAAATCCTAAATTATAAACTTCTTTTTTAACAGGAGCAACTGGAACGTATAAGTGTTTATTACAAGCCATTATCGCTAATCCAGAGCTAATTGACGCATCGTGTTTTGTTCTATTATTTATATTAAATTTTGCCCAATCCTCTAATGTTCTTTGAAAATACATATCACCATAACCAGGATTTAAAAATCCAACGTAATTTTCTATGTATGTTTCAATTGCAGCAGCGTGTGCTTGCTTAATATCTTCACTTGAATTAGGTATACCACCTATTTCTCTTTCTGTTACAGACAGTTTATTCCAAACTTTATCTGGTCTATTCATTGCAAAACCACGATAACCTCTTCTTTTAAAATGATATAACATTCGAGGTTTGTTATTTTCTGCAAGTATTGGCATTCCGTAAAACACACAAGCCATTAAAACATCTTCAAAAAATATTTCAGCTGTTTGCGGTCTTGCAATATACTCTAAAAAAAACATACTTGGCGGTACATCTTCCATAGAAAATTTAGTAAGACCGTGTAAAGAGCCATTTGATCCTCTTCCATCTACAGTCCCAGATATATCATATGGGTCACATCCAAAAGCACCACAGTGCTCGTTACCTGGATATTTAACACCATTTTTTATTATTACTCGATTTTGTAAATGTTGAGGTGGAACCCAACTGACTTTAAATCTACCATCTTTATGCGGCACAAACATAACACTAGTATCTTTTTGCCCATTAACCCATTGAAAACTTCCAGTGGTAACTAAAGTAGAATTATTTACGTCTTCGTTATAATCTATTTGCTCGTATATTCTTGTTAGATTAAATAGTGATTGTTTTGTTTCATCTCTAAAAGCGTGTTGCTCTGTACGAGGAAACTGACGATAAAATTCATTTAAAGCGTCTTGATCGTGCTTTAAACCATCAACTTCATTTTGCCAATAATCAATTACACCTATATCTATTTTTGATCCATCTGGGGCTTTAGCTGGTTGTTTTGGTGTATCGAATACAGGTAACCCATAAGCGTCAATATATCCTTCGTAGTTCCATTCCATAGGTATGAACAAAGAATATAATCCCGAGCGAGTCTGTCCATTGGCGTTTCGTTTAGTAGCGTCTGAATCATAGTAAAGTTTTTTGAAGTTGTCTCCACCTTTATCTAATGCATTTGACGTACTACCCATCATACACTTACCAATAATTCTAGAACCAAGTCTAAGTGTAGTTTTAGTTACCCGCCAGTTATTTAATATATTGTTTGGCTTTTCCCACTTACCACTTTCATCGTGGACTAATAGCTTTAGCTTTTCACCGTCATAAGAGTTATCACCAGTATTTTTCCAGTCAATAGTTGTATCAAGACCTTCTATGTCTTCTACTTTTTCGTTCACATCCAGCTTACGCCTTGTAAATTTCGATGCTGGTACACGATAAGCTAATTCTGTTTTTGGACGATCCATACCGTCCTGTATTGGTTTGAAAAAGAAAGGATAGTTAACTGATATTGGTACTACCTTATCTGTAAACATTTTTTTAGCGTCAGGGCCAGACTTTGATAATATACCGTAGCGACTGTCACTAGATATTGTAGCTAAGTTAACTACTTCACCTGAAGCCATAAATGAAAAACCAGAACGACGGTTTTTAAGATAACACATACCGTAGCATCTACTATCCGCTTTACAAGCTTCCCAAAATATAAAAAATAATCTATTAGCTTCTCTAAAATCAGGTTTACCTACATCAATCTTACTCCATTGGAGATACATATAATGTGCACCAGTAATATATGTCGGTATGTTATTATTGTAAAACCAAAAACCTTCATCGCGGCGTTTGAATTCATTGTCAATATAGTCATACCACTTTTCTTGAAACTCAGGTGGATATTCTTTCCAGTCAAAAACTGTTTTTATTTTTTGAAGCTCTTTAGGATATTCAGTGTGCTCCCATCTATTTAATTCAAAACTATGAATATTATCTTCAGCTGGCAAAGCTATGAATAATCCTTGTATTTCATATATTTCACCAATTTTGCCAGTTTTACTTATAACAACAACATCGTGATCTTTATTATAACCATATTCCCATTTGTTATAGCGATTTAATTTTTTAATCACTTTAGGGTTAATATGGTTATTTAATACTTTATATAAAGTTTGCTGATACATTATTTTGATCTCCCTTCTGCGAAACCTTTAAAAGACTTTACTTCTTTTTCTTCCTTAGGTTTATCATTTAGCATATTTTCTTCTTCTTGTATTCTATTAAGAATTTCAAAAGCATCAAACACAGCTAACTTTTTAGTTGCGGCAGCATTCTTAAGTCTGTCAGCGGAAATATCATCGCCTGAGTCAACGATCTTTTCTTGTGCTACCTTAATTAATTCCTCAACTGCTCTTTGCCCAGCTTGGATTATTTTCAACTTCGTCTCCTTGGTATTCATATTTTATAACAATATCATTTGATTTCATACAGTATAATCGCTGATCATCTATAATAAAATCAAATTCTCCATACGGAGTATACCCAATTAGATCACCAGGATTAATTTTAAGCGCTTCTAAGGACTTATTGCCATACTTTAGTATACCAATAAGCTTTCGTTCTTTATCAAGCGTTAGAGAGTCATTATTTTTTAGCGGCATTACAAAGCATCTATCGCCAAATGCTTTCCAATTACCAAAATCGCCGTACATATAAACTTGATCTGGTGCAACAAAAAACATATTGTCTATAAACATAGACCTACTGTTTTTTTTACGACCTTTCATATCATAAAATACTCTAAAGACATTGTGGTGTATAATAATTTTATCACCAACTTTAATGTCTGTTTTAAAAGCAAGTGGTACAGCTACCACCTCAGCTATATTATTCACAGCTTTGAATGCTTCTATTTTAGTATTTAATACAAGTTCTTTATTGCCAACCTTAATTGAATTATCGTAACGATTATCATTATAAGGCTTTACAATAAAATCATATAAACTATTCATTAGTATTCTAAATCATATTCAACAGAAATAGCCATATTGGAATTAAACTTTTTCCAAGGCATTACTTCATCGTCTTTTCTTATATGAATATTATATGAATTATCTTTTTCTTCAAAAAGAATATAGGCTATCTCGTGCCCTCCATATACAGTTTGTCCAATGGAATAATGCATGGCGTCATTTTTATAATCAGCACCAATACTAATCTTCCGTATGTTCGACTGCATCTTCTTCTTTTTTAATATGCTCGTATTCACCAGTCTTAAGATCAATAGTTACAGCACCATACTGCTCTTCAAGTTCTTTTTTGGTGTCTTCAATTTCCTTGTTTACTTCAGCCACCCTGTGAAGTAGACTATGTTTTTCTGTTTCAATAAGCCCGATGCGATTTAAAATATCTCCTAATAACGCTTGTTGCTCATTGACTTTCTTCAATTGCTCTTCTGTAATTTTCATTTTGATTAAATTTAATTGATTTATAATTATAGTATTACACTTTTTATGTAATAATTACTTATTCTGTAATAAACTTATGCTTTGTGTAGTCTAATCCCATAAAAGCGTGTACACCATTATCTTCAATGTCCACAGCAAAATTACCCCAATCACCAGGATGTGTTGCTGGAACTAGGTTACCTTCTTCGTCATATGTGTCGCTGATTTGCCAGAGTACGTCTACGTGATATTTTGTAGAGAGTACAGGAGCTACAGTCTCATTACCCTCTTCATCATATTCTCCAGGGGTCAGGACTATATTGCCCAGCTTCACTATGGAGTGATTGTGTGTGGGGTATGTGTTTCCATCTTCATCTGTAGCCACACCTAGGGCATCGATGTTTGCTTGTGCTACCGCGGCGTCAGGGAATTCGTATTTTGCAATGTAAGCCATTGTATATATATTTTATGTTGTTAAGTTTTGTAATTGTTCGTCTGTTAATGCCTCTGGGAAATATTTAAGGCTTCTTACTTTTCCGTAGAAAGGATTTGATGTTACCAATTCAAATTCAAGTTTATTTAATCCAATAGGCATTGCGTTAGGCGTTGTTGTGGAAACCTTACTTCCGTTCAACCACATTGAAAATTCAGATGCTTTATAAACTAATGCAATTTTATTGTTGTCTGTTTGAACATTAGCAACTGAAGATAAACTATCATTAACCCCGCCACCGCTTTTTAAGTACGCTTGAAATCTACCACCATCAAGTGAGTATCTTAAATAAACATAGTTATCAAATGTTCCATCAGTTATTGCTATTTGTCGATGAACACCACCTTCTTCTAAAGCACTTGCCTCTAAATAAAGCACACCTTCCTCTGAATTAAAATCTTGCTCACTACCGCAGTTGTTTGCTACATCTGCAATTCTTGTTACGGCTGATGTTGTTGCTTCTATTATCGATGTAGGATAAGAACCAGATTCAAGTTGTGCGTGTTGGATGTAGATGCTTCCGCTTGTGCCGCCTACATTTCCGTTACCATCTGCTGGATAGATTCTAACGCGTGTTACAACATCATTTAAACTTACAAACACACGATGCCAACCATTGCCAATATCTTCAATACCTTCAATGATGTTTGCTGATGATGTAGAACCAATTGTTCCGTTTTGCAAATCTAAATATGCATAAGCATAGTTAGGGCTACCATCTACTTGAATCAATGCCCAAGCGGAAGCGTTTGCCTTCATATAAACACTAAAAGTTAAAGCACCACTTGCTGAAAGGTTTTGATATAGTCTACCACTTGCAGCACTCTTGCTTAATAACCAAGCATCATTCGTTCCGTATACACCATCTTGTCCACTTGTAACGCTTGAGTTTGTAGTTGCCCAAGTCGTATCAAAAGAATTAGACTGCAATAATAAGTTACTTCTCTGTGGCTCTAAAAGCAAAGCACCTACACCATCGCTGAAATCTACTCTTGGGATTCCTACTCTACCATTGGTGTATTGGTAATCTCTTGCCTCTGTGCCTTCGACTAATTGTGTTCCCCAAATATAAATAGAATCGTTATCGTCTGCAATTACACTTGTATCTGCACTTGTCATTAAAATATAAATATAATCTGCATCAACCGCCCCATAAGTTAAAGTTGCTGAACAACGATACCACCCATCGCCATAATCTTCTATTTGAACATTAGACCAAGCATTACTTATTGTCCCAATCGTACCATTGGTAATGTTAAACCAAACGCCATTATTTCCGCCATCAGCACCAATGTTGTAAAAATACGCCCAGTCAGTAGTTGATTTTTTAATAAATGCTGAAATCGTTAATGTTTGATTTGCAACTGATGAACCAAGATTTTTAACAAGACCTTTAAAACTGCCACTTGAGGTAACGATTGTTTTTTTAACATTTTTTGTTTTGTTTGGAGAAATTACATCTTCATCCAATATAAATGTACTGCCGCTTCCACTCCAATATCCAATTAAATCTTCACTATAAGAAACAAGATTATAAAGTTCCGCAGTCTGTAACACACCATTCTTATCTACATAAGTACCATTACTCGCCCTTGTAAAATCAAAGTCCTTGTTGAAATACTTACTGCCTACTTGTTTGTATGCTAAAAGACCGCTATCCTTAACGCCCCAGTTTTTATCTCCTAAATTAATCATATTATAGTATAATTATTTGCTAATGCCATTGCCTCAAAACTTCCGTAACCTTCACCAGTTAAACATTCCATCTCGTCATTAGATAAGTAAGGGAATACCGCTACCATTTTTGATTTAGAATAAAACGCGCCGCCTCCATTTAAATCATATTCAAGTCTGTCTATTCCAGTTGGAGCAGAACCACTTGATGCAGTTTGGGCTTGAACACCATCTACCCAAAGACTATAATCATTGTCTTTGTAACGAATGGCTACCTTATGAAAATCAAGTGCGCTTGTAACATATTCATTATTATCGAAATGCTTTGTCCCACCACCACTAACAATTCCTCTAATTCTGTCAGCAGAACCATCATATAGTATTGCTACACGATTGTTAGACGAACCATCAGACATACTTAAGTATCGGATTGTCCCATCATTAGCAAGTGCTGCGATGTCTGCATAAAGCACCCCTTCTGAGTCAAACAAATCAGCATTACCAGCATTGTTGCAAGTTTCTGCCGCACGAGTAACTGCGCTTCCATTTGTGGGGATGTAACTTGAGATATTGTCAACTTCAAGCATAGCACCCCAAATGTAAATACCATCTGAACCATTACCCGCAAAATTCACAAGTCTTGCTTGTGTTGGTGATTCTGCTATTGATATTCTTACGCTATTCAAACCAACTTGGGTAAATGCCATAACACATCTATACCATCCATTACCATAATCCTCAATGCTTGGCGTACAAACATCATAAGAACCAATCACACCATTATTAAGGTCAAAATTTGCATATCTGCTTCCGTTTATCGCATCAGTCAATTGAATTACATTATATTCTCCTTTTTTTGCAAATATGCTATAAAAGAAATCACCAGAAAAACCCACATTATAGACTATTGATTGTCTTTGAACAGATGTTCCAGCACTTAATTTACTCGCATTCTGTGTTCCGTCTGGAGATATTGTATCGTTTGATGTAACGATGGAATTTGTCTGTATTGTCCATTGACTAAAATCTGATGAATAAGTCAAAAGATTCGTTGACTGCCCCTCAAGCAAGAAATGCCCTTTACCACTTCCGTAAATAGGTAGGTCACCGATAAATTCTTTTATTGAAACATCCCCAACAGTCACAATAGCCGCATCATTACCTCTTAAATATATATTAGGAGATGATGCCCCAGATGTATTTATGGTTATAACTTCATCAAAATTACCCGCTACAGTACCAGCACCCCCATTAGTAGTTCTGTATCTAATACTAAAATCACCGCTTACATTACTAACTTTTACTTTATAAATCTTATTGGCTTCTAAAAGATAAAATAATCCTCTACCGGTCCCTCCTACTTCAAATGATTTTGGTGTTATATTAATGGCACTTGAATTAAGCCAATCAGCTGTAAAGTCTAAAGGCGATGTTAAATCATTTCCCAATGTTTCCTCATAACTAAAACCTTCGTAGTTTATTCTTGGAAGATTTGTGTCATCGGTTACTTCTTTGAGTGATATGTTGTCAAGTTTAAAAGAAGAACCACCAGTATTGCCATAAAACGCTAAAGTAGTCTGATTTGATGGCATAACAAAATCTGTTGTGTAAGTGCCATTTGTGTATTGAACATATCCACTACCAAGATAATCTATATTACCCCCTATATTTCCAATCCACATTCGCGCATAAGTAGATGCATCTGATATGGTAAATTGTATTCTATATTTATTGTTTTGTGTAAGACTTATGTTTTGATAAATTTTATTAGTATTTGCGTCATTGTAAACCGCTTTACCATCTTCAAAAGTCCAATCACCAGCATTATCAAACACCCAATTCTGACCAACTTCTTTTACCGATACATTGTCGCGAAGAACTATGTAGTTCCCTAAAGTAGTGTCATTAACCCTAATGAAGAAATCTAAATTTGAGCCAGTATGGGTGTAGTAAATGGTGTGAACGCCAACAGTATTTGGAGCGGCTGCATAAGTAGACCCATTATAATACTTTAAATTAGTCACTCCGTTGTTTTCTAAAACTTCATAAGTATATTGATAAGTCTTGCCACTATCAATAACACCTATTTGCCTTATTCTGTTAGTGCCACCATTAACACCTGCGTTAATCTTAATCTTATTGTCATAAAATTCAGCAGCACTATCAATATTAATCCAGTCACCTTGAACAATTACATTACTCCCTATCTCCTCAAAATCACCATTTTGTACTAACTCACCACCTATGATTTGTACGTCTTGAATATAACCATCTTCTCCTACTCTTGTGGCTGATGAATTTCTTGTGAATGTGAAATCGGCTCTTGGACTTGTTTCTGTTGTGGTTTCTATATATTGGTCTGCTGAATATCCTTTGTTTAATTGCGCGTCTTGGATGTAGACTGAACCAGATGACGGAAAAGATTGGCTATTATCTGCAACATATATCCTTGCATCAGATATTGTATCACTTGAAACAATTGTGCATCTGTACCATCCATTTCCAATGTTCTCAATTTGCGAATCTACCAGATTTGTTGGGCCAATAATTACGCCATTTTGTAAATCAAAAAACGCCCTACCGCTTACACCACCAGTCAAACGGATAAATACCGAATTTTGAGTATTGGCTTTGGCGTACAAACTAAATGAATATGTAGATGCGCCAGAAATGTTTTGATATATTAATGCAGGTTGAGTAGTCGCTGTTAACAACCAAGCATCCGAAGAACCATCATATCCGCTCTGCCCACTCGTTACACTCGCATTGCTTATTGTCCAAGTCGTATCAAACTGATTTGATTGCAACAAAAGATTCTCTAACACATTCGGCTTAACACTATGTAAAATACCATCCGAATAGGCGGTTGGTGTGGTAATAACTTTGGCTTTCTCTAGTAAATTCATATCAACAAGTTTGCAAGTCTACTAACAACAAATATGTGGTATAGCCATTCTCAAAATAAGTGGATCTACTATATAAATTATATAATAAACCACTTACCTCGTAAACACCAGAATCATCAATTGCTGTAGGACCCCATCCTACGCCTATACCATTACCTATAGCCATAACTTAATTATCGAATAAATAATACATCAACCGGTTGAATATTCACCGCTGATGTTATTTCTTTTACCATAACAGGTAAAAAACTTCCTCCAGTAATACCTGTAAAAGTAGCACTTGTCCCATCCACACAAACTACAGTAATTGTAGCAGGTATAGTTGCAATACCAATATAGATAGCCGAAGGCTTAACTGGAGTAGCTGGGAAAGAGGCGATTGTCTCTATAGCTGTGCCAAAATCAGGTTGATTTCCAAATTGTCCCATTTTATATTTATTTAGTTTTTATTTTGTTTAACAGCAGATCCATAGAAATATCCAAAAATTGACAAAACAATTCCTTCAATTATTCCAATTGTATGAATCCAAACCTCTTTATTATTTTCTGGAATTTGCAAATATACAATAGCGTATATAATAAAAGCAAATGATAAAAGACCAATAATACCAGTAACATTGAACATAAAGTCAAGCCCGCCGGTTTTGGCCTTTTCTACTTCTCTTCTACGCGCAGAATCTCGATCTTCAACTTCTAATCTGTAAAGATCAACTACTTCTTGGTGCATAGCCGCTTTATCCTCTGCTGAAAGCTCAGGATCATTGTCAATTAAATTTTTGACTATACCAAGAACTCCTTTGTCGGGTAATATATCACCAACAAAGCCAGGAAGCTTATCTGTTATAAACTTTCCAACTTTAGTATCTTTAAAAGGTTTTTTAGACATTATCTGAAGCTTTATATGCTGGACTTTCCCAGGGAAGATTTCTACTACCTTCTTTTATTTTTGATCTTTTATACGTAACGCCTTTAAAATAAACGTTATTATCATCGTAGTCAAGATCACCATTTTTAAATTGCTCAACGTGAACTTTTTCGTGAGCAATTACTTTTTTTATGTCTTTATCGCTCAATCTTTTGTTTACAAGCACAACGCCATTTTTATTTGTTCTGCCCATAATATTATCACCTAAATCTACCATATGAATAGGCGTATTGTCTACAACGTATGGAGGATTTATTTTAAAAGACATATTAACGACAATTACAATGCTTGCTCATAAAGCTGCCTTTCATAGCGGGAGCTTTACCGTACATAGCCATACCTTTGTCTTTACCGTACATAGCCATACCTTTTTCAACAACAGGCATATCCGTCATTAAGTTTTTATTTTGTTGTTTTGCAGACTCCATTTTAGGGCCTTTGCCGTAACACTTTTTCATTTTGTTAGTTTTATTAATTAATATTTTCCTCTTACCCCTTTTGGGTTAGATTTTGTGCTGCCACCTTTACCAGCCCATAAGTTTTTACAAGCCCAATAACGCGCTGTTAATTTATTAGTTGCAGAGCCACATTTATGACGTGCTTTAAATGATTTTCTAGCAGCGGCAGAATAATTATGCCCATAACCTGTGGCGCCAAAATGAATAAGCTTTTCTTTGCCATTAGCACAAGCCTTAACCATTTTCTTTTTACCGGCTCTGTCTGATTTTACAGGCTTATTACAAGCCATTTTACTTTTATCTGCCATTATCGTATCATTTTACCTTTACCCATTGCTTTATTAGTAATAGGACCAGCGGAATATTTACAATCAGCTTTAGATAATTCTAATCCATCTTTTCCAGAACTAGAGCCTTTACCCATTGGAAATCCATCAACATCTAATGGACCATCCCATAAAGCGGATTCTCCTACGATTCCGTGTTTATTAATTATTTGTGGTGTTTTTGCTTTCATAGTTATTATTTGTTAGCCATTGCTTTGTCTATAGCAGATTGGCGGTTTGCTTCGTAAGAACTTAATTGACCGTCTTTGTCTAAGTCTCCTTTCATAAAAGCAACCGTGCCTTGTCTTTGCTCTTGTGTTCCAAAAATATTTTGAGCTGTTTGCATAGCTTGTTGCTTTCCATAAACAGCTGGATTAGGAACTTGAGCAGCCATTGGCTGAGGCGGCATGCCTGTTAAAGGATCAACTTGAGGTTGCATTTTTTGTACTGGTTGCCCCGTAATTGGATCAAATGTAATATCATTCATAATATTTATTTTTCAGGTGGTGGTGGTGGTGAAGGAAATTTTTTTTTCATAACCATCTAGATTTATCGTTGTTAACATTTTTAATTGCAGTTTTTAATACTTTATCAGTGTATGTTTGACCGCGCATAATTTTATTATTTTTTCTGCTAGTTGGTATATCTTCTTCCCCAAGCATTATTCTATATATTCTAGCGCTTAAAATTTTAAATTTAAAAGACACTTCATATATATTATACTTTTGTGTTGTTCCATTTCTATGGCGCCAAACAATAATCCAACCTTGTTTTAATAATCTGTTCCATCTTCTGTTGTCCCAAGAATACGAATAAGCTCCATCTATAAAGTCTTGCTTACCAAAATATCCTACGCATTCTAAATACAACAAAAGCTCTAAGTCGCCATCTGTTAAGTTGTTGTTTTTGCAAGCCCACTTTCTAATAATCCTATAGTGTTTTAGTAAGCCAATTTCTTTTAAATCACTTACGTCTAGCCTTTTCATAAAACAACAACCACATCAGAAGCTTTAATCACATGATATATTTCTTTATCAACCTCTATTTTGTGGCCAGCGTGACGATCAAAATAAATCTTATCGTTTTCTTTTAACGCTTGAACTTCTTCACCCACAGAAATAATGTTGGCTTCAATATATCGTATATCATCTTTATGACTTTCAGCAAGAAGCAAACCACCTTTTGTTTTTGTTGCTCCTTCTTTTACTTTTTGTATAATCAAATTTTTACCTATTGCCTTCATTGATTCGTAAATTATTAATTACACAATCAGTTGACAATATAGTGGTTGCTACTGAAGCCGCGTTTTGCAACGCACTTTTTGTAACTTGTAGAGGATCAATAATTCCGGATTTAATCATATTTACCATATTTCCTGTAACCACATCTAGACCTCTACCGCGCGTTTTAGGTATTTCGTAATCATTAATACCTGCGTTTCTTAAAATGGTGTTAAACGGCGCCTTAATGGCTCTGAGCAATACTTCTTCACCAATTGACTTTGGCTTTACATATTCAGAAGCATTAAGCAGCGCAATACCACCACCAGGAACTATACCTTCTTTAATCGCGGCTTTAGTAGCACAGATGGCATCTTCAACCCTATCTGTTTTTTCTTTTAACTCAATATCAGAATTTGCCCCTACTTTTACAGTAGCTATTTTAGCGGCAAGCATTGCTAATCTTTTTTCAAGCTTAGTTATTTCATTTGGATTTTTTTCTACAACTAGCTTTTGTTTTAATTCTGATATAACATCCAGTACTTCTTTAGACTGATCACCTACTTGAAGGATTGTTTCTTCATATGTTGTGATAGATTTTAAACAAGCGCCTAAATGTTCAGGTTGGATTAAATCCATATCATCGCCAATATCTTCATTTATAATGGTAGCACCAGTTAGCATTGAAAGATCATTTAGCATTTGTTGTTTGTTAACCCCATATGTTGGAGCATCAATAACATTTACTTTTATATTACCTTTAGTTTTATTCATTGCAAGAGCCGCTAAAACTCCTTGCTCAACATCACCAATAATAAGTAAAGACTTCTTGTTTGTTATAACAAATTCTAACACTGATTGAATTTGTCTAATTGATTCTATTGGCGATTCAACTAAAAGCACAAGCGGATTATCAAGTTCCGCGGTTTTCTTTTGTTTGTTTGTTATAAAATGAGAGTTTTTTAAACCTTTGTTGTATTGAACTCCTTCTATAACTTCCATTTCTGTTTGACCAGATACCGATGTTTCCATCATAACAACTCCTGTTTTATCAACTGACCTGAAAGCATCTGCAATAACCTTGCCTAACTCAGGATCATTATTTGTTGATATAGTTGCTATTTGGTCCATCATGTCACCTTCAACTTTAACAGTGACATTTTCTAAATATTTTACAACTTTATCTACGGCTAAATTAATACCGTTTTTTAAGTCTCTAAAACTTACTTTATCAGTTACAGCGTATGCTTCTTCTAAAATAGCGTGAGCTAATACCGTAGCTGTTGTTGTGCCGTCACCGGCTTGTTGTACTGTTTTACGAGCTGCCTCTTTTAATAGCGTTGCCCCCATATTTTCAACCGGATCCAATAAGATAATTGAATCGGCGACGGTAACCCCGTCTTTTGTAATTAATGGCTTTCCAGTATTGTCTTCTAACATCACACATTTACCGCTAGCCCCTAAAGTGGAGCTAACGGCTTTTGTGAGTTTTTCAATACCTTTAAATACTTGTTTCCTAGCCTCGTTTCCGAAGTTAAGATTTTTGACAATAGCGTCTGACATGATTAAATTAAATTAAATTATAGTAATTGTTACTTAAAGGTTTTTACCACTACGGGCCCTTTTGACAGCTCTACTTTTTTGCCATAATGCTCAATAGATGCATCAATAGCTCGTTCTGCCGCTTCAATTGTTTCTCGCCTTGTTACGTCCATCCATTGTTCTTCTTTTGGATGCTTGTACTCGGTTTGAAAATACCCGTTTGGTAATTGCACAATTCGCCAATTAGCTTTGGTTGCTAAATGCTTCCAAAATTCAATGGTCTCTTGGTTCACACTTGGGTTACTGCCCCAAGATGTGGTTTTGTAATAAAATGTCATGGTTTTGGTTTTAAAAGTTTAATATTGGTTATATTAAGTATATTACTTGTTTTTTTGGTTTTTTACTCTCCAATTGTCATAGTAATTGACGTTGGATTAATTTCTTGATCAATCTGTGCTTGTACATTAGCTTCAATTTCAGCTACACGTTCTGCGCCCATAGCGTCTTTTGTCCACTGCACTGCAATCTCATTTGTAAGATCTGCAAATGGCACAAAGTCTACAATGGTGCTTGTGTCAAGCATTTCTGTACCAATTACACGCCCTGTGTAAGGGTTGCCTTCAGGGTCTGTTTGATCCGAAGTTCCTGTTACAATCCAGTGCACATTATACACCACGTCTGTGTATTCACCTTCTACGGGGTATACATCTACTGTTTTACAGTTCCAATTAATTGTTGTCATTTTTTTGTTTTTAAGTTATTACCAAGTGTTTTGTTTTATTACTACCCAAGCATATGTAGATGCCCCGGTTTGCATTACCATTTCTGCGTAACTATTATTTGAATCAGCTCTGTAACGCATAGTCCCAACCGTGTTAGCTAGTGGAGACGTTACTGCGTCACCTATTTTTATAGGGCCATTTACATCAAGCAGTACCTGTGGCGTTGTTGTGCCTACACCTACAAAACCTGTTTGATTTATAAATACTCTACTACTCTGTGATGATAGAGCCGCATTTCCTGTTCTAATATCTACAGCTTGATTTCCGCCTACTACAAGATTATTACCAAGGCGAACTGCTCCGTATTTGTTTTCACCAAACATCAACTGTCGCCCAGTTGTTGCTCCTAGTTTTACATTGCCATCTACATCTAGTTTTTCACTAGGACTAGAAGTCCCAATACCTACGTTGCCTGACCCGTCAAAAGTCATTTCTTTTCTAGAGTCGGTACTATTAAATACTGTGAGACCACCATCTAGATGCCTTAACTGATATGTATCAAGACCAGTTCTTTGTAATTCAAACCCGTGGCTTGTGCCTGATCCTGAAGCTAAAATATACCCTTCGGATACTTCAAGCTTTTGACTAGGACTAGTCGTTCCGATGCCTAAGCCAGTATTTGTCAAACGCATTCTTTCAGAATTGTCTGTAACAAAAGCAATAAAGTCGTTAGGCTCGTTACCAGTTATTCTAACCCTACCTATATTTGCGTCTGTGCTTGCCCAAGATATTCTTTGATTATCGTCTAACCTAATGCCGCCTGCTGATATATCTAGTTTTTCTTGAGGAGCAGTCGTTCCGATACCTACGTTGCCTGCGGAGGTAATTCTCAATCGCTCCAAGCTTGCTGTGTCAAAAGTAATATTTGCTGCGTCTGCGGTTCTAATTTCAAAATCCCCAGTACCTCTGTGATTAATTTGAGAGATAGCATTTGGTCCTGAATTTCCTCTAATAATTCTTAAGGCATAGTCCGTATAGGTGGTGTCGCCAATTAAATCAATATATGCATATCCATTATCTGTTCTAAAATTACCTATGCTTAAGGCTGTTTCTTCAGTCGATACTCCGTGCCCTACGTCTAAATAGCTCCCTGTAAATCTTCCGTTTCCAGCAACATGTAGTTTTTGTGCTGGGGTAGTCGTTCCAATTCCGACGTTGCCGTTAGCCAGTATACGCATCCTATGGTTACTAGCTGTCATGAAACTTAAATAATCAGCTGAACCTCCACCCCAAATAGAAGCATTGGATAATGACTCAAACTGTATTGATGAGGTAGTTCCAACTTGTGTGCTCTTAAGTGTTAGTACGGCTGAAGTATCTTCTATTATAGTGTCGCCAATAACATGAAGCTTAGTACTAGGACTAGTTGTTCCAATGCCGACATTACTGTTTAGGAAGTACGTCCTACCTGTATCCGCGCCTCCTTCTATAGTAAACCTCTCTGAGGATGCCCCAGAAGAAGTTCTAGTAAAGAATTTATGGTGCCAACTTCCGCTGGCAATTTCCAAGCGAGTATATCCCGTATTAGTTCCTACTATAAGGTTTGGCTGTGATCCGTATCCGGCACTTAAAGCTATATCGGTTTGAGCGTTTGCTCTAATATCTAACTTAGCCCCCGGACTATTAGTCCCAATCCCGACGTTGCCTGTTAATATATTATACTCACTAGCTCGTAACACCATAGGAGTGTAAGCAGTGTCGGCGTCATTTGTTGTTTTTATTTGCAATTCACCAGAAACAGCCCCTATTTGTAAATTTACATTCGTTCCATCATTTAGGTGTAATTTTTGTAAAGGACTAGTCGTGCCGATCCCTACGTTGCCTGAGGAATTGATACGCATTCTTTCGTTTCCAGAACCATTAGTTCTAAAGCCCATGCTGTTGTCAGTATGGTCGTACTTTATCATTCCTACATCATTATCGTCGCTATCACCAAAAACTATCCTCCCCGACTGATTTGTTGCTGATAGTATCTGAAGACCTGCAATACCGGCACTATCTATTACTGCTTGATAACCGGTGTCTACTGTTGCTCCTGAGCCAGTGCCAATGTGTAGTTTAGTGCCTGGACTAGTTGTTCCAATACCAACTCTAGAATTAGTGTAGTCTACATTCAGCGTGCTGTCGTTGAACCACACCCCGTCTGTATCGTTCCATACCAAGACATCACCGTCTGTCTGCGGGGTAATTCTTGTGTCGTATAGATCCTTTATCCCTTCATTGCCCTGGACCCTTACCTTAATCTTACCATTGGTTGCTGCATTGATAACAATAGCAGCCGCTATCTTGACGTTAGGGCCAAGTGGCTCTATAAGTGTAAAGTCGCCAGGATTGGCAGGGTCGCACCAAAGTATATCTCCGTCGTTCCATGTTTCGCCATTTTGACCAAGCGTGTTAAACTGTCTTAGCTCGCCAAAATGCAGAACACGACCAATCTCTCCATTGTCAAGCGTGTCCTCTAGAACACCCATAAAGTATTTGGGCTCTATACTACCGTCAGCAACAAACTCGTCGATTAATATATGCCCTGAGTTCCCGTCTGTACCGACAGCCATGACAGCCTTGCCTTTTAATATCTGAGTGCCTGATGAGTTTTTTACTGTATAAAAGACTAGGTCAGACTCCGCATTAGCTGTAGCAGTAGTAACCCACCCTTTGGTAACAGCCGAGTCATCGCCAGAGGCATCTATCATGTCGTTGGTAAGCGAAGGAAAACTTGATGTACCATCAGACATTACAACAAAACCATTAGCTCTTGTTGCTGGAGAACCACTAGATGAGCCGCCACTCCAGGTACCAACACCCACAACAAGTCTTGGACCATAATTGTTTATACTAGCTTCAGCCCAATTGCTTGTAGAGGTCGTTAAATCTTCATTGCACATTCCAAAAACAGCAACATTTCTTGATCCTGTTAACAAGCCTCGTCCTACAACAATACCATCTCTTGCGCCATAAACTTCGTTTCTTGTTCCTTGAACAATAGTATCATATACTACAGGCTCACTATTAGTAAGAACAGCGCCATCTGTCCCAACTGTATTAAGAAAACCTGTTACAATATTATTCCAATTATTATTATATATTGTGTTATTTTCACCAGCAATTATATTTCCATCTCCATCGGCATATAAATCTCCAGTTATATTTATAGTATGTGTATCTCCAGATACAATACTATATTTTAAAGGATTAGAATTATTAAGTCCAAATGTTACAGAACCAACACCTGTTGATCCTTTTGTTGTACTTACAGAGGTACTATAACTAAAATCAACACCATTTACACCAATGTTTCCATAATTGTCAGCGTCTCTACCAATTAATCTCCAACCAATGCCATTACCCTCGTTAATAGCTTCCAATCCTGTTGGATCTGTATTACCACTTACAAGGTTTACATTGTTTAAATTATAATAAGTGTCTTGCGTGATAACACCGTAACCTCCAATGTCTGTTAAAACTAACGTATAAAAGTTTGGATTTGCCGCTACAGTGTACGATGTAATTCTATAATGCCCGAAATTATTAGGCTCGTTTTGCTCGGATAATAATAACTCCTGCCCGACTAAATAATCTAACCATTCTACTACGTTTGCCCCAGACGTATCTGTTACAGAAACATATAACGATGCAATATCTGTAAAGTTCGTGCCCCCACCGCCGCCACCAGGCAATGATATAGTCCCATTTGTTGCCCCTGATGTAACAAATTTAAACGTTAGTTGCCCGCCAATAGCTATTACACCTGCTGTATTTAAATAATTAGCTACAGATGAAACAGTAAACTGCTTAGTTTTCCTGTTATCCGCATTAGTTCCTATCCAAGCATCGTTACCTTGAACATTGTTGTCAAATCCATATGTATATATTATAGCCATTTATTATGGTATTAATGTTGTCGACAAGTTTCCGCTGTTGTCAACCGTTAATTGCCATCTACTTAAATCAGGCGCTGTTAGTATTATAGGTGCTTGTTGTACCCATCCTTTTGTTACAGCAGAATCATCACCGGCTGCATCAATTTTTGCATTTGTTAATATAGGAAATGTAGCAGTACCATCAGACATTACAACAAAACCATTTTGTCTTACTCCAACACTTGGATTAGTTGTATTGCCAGCATATTCTCCACAGCCAACAATAAATCTTGGATTTAAATCGTTTCTATTGTTTACTAAAAGACCCGCGATACTAAGGGTTAAATCTTTATTAGCAACACCAACTGTTGTACAAAAAGGACCGCCGGATAATAATCCATACCCTAATTGACTGCTACAAAATCCAGTTGGCATTTGATTATACATCCCTAACTGTGCATTGAAATATTGTATCGGATGATTATATGTTCCACCAGTCCACGGGGTTTGGTTTCTATCACCCATTAAGTTTTTATAACCGCTTGTCAGATTATAATAACTAAGACCATAAGATTGATTATCATTACCAAAAATTACACTTCCAACAAAATATGTTTCTTGAATATTAGGGCCACCATTTAAAACATTACTACTGCCAAATATAATACCTTTACTGCTGTTGTTTTCTGAAGTACTACCAATTGTAATAGACCCTGGCCCAACTGAACCAATCTGCGGCGAGTTTGTTATACTACCTCCAAATGGAAGTGTTACATCCTCATCATACCCTGTTGAAAAATCAATAGCCCCCTCGCCAATAGGACCAAATTTATCAGGGTTTTTACCAATAAGCCTCCACCCAATCGGTGCAGCTGTACTTTGATAAGCATTTCTACCGCCCTCATCCAACGCCTCCAACCCTGTTGGTAAGCCATTTGTGGCAAAATACGAGGCCATAGTAGACACTTTAACAGACCTAGTTGGAAAACCAGTGCTGTCCATGTCTGATATAAGCATCAAATCATCGTCTTTAATTGTCGATGTTGTTTGATATGAGTAAATTATTGCCATTACTTACTTTTTTTTCTAGATTTAGGCACTTTATAATTTTTTTTACCTTCTTTTTTAGTCCCTTCGCCCTCATTACCCCTGTTTTGCTTAACTCTTTCCCATCTTCCGTCCTCGTGGTCCCAATCCCAGCCTTTACCTGGCTTATCTTTTCTACGCATTCTTTGAGCATGAGCCTTTTTATCGCGACGATCTTTAGTCATAGCGGCTTTTTTGTCCCTTATAGCCTTAGCTCTAGCTGCTTTTGGTGATAATTTTTGTGGCATTTTTATCAATATTATATACTATAGTATATTTACGCAAAATATCCCGATCTTACAGTGTGACATTAGCCTATTAATTATATATACTTAAGTACCTAACGTCACGTTTTTGAAAAGTATTAGAAGTTGAGAGTTACGGGGTTACCCCCTATGTTGCTGGTTATCAGCTATTTACCTTTTACGTTTCATTTTACCCACCCCCCTGTCTTTTTCAGGATTTGGCCGCATATATACCAGGTTTTCAGGCAGTTGCGCAGGATCTTTTGACTTTTTCCAGGGGCCTGGTACTGGCCTGACAGGCTGCAGCGCAGCGCGTATAG